TGGTGATCCGGGTCACGTTCGCATAAGACTGCGTAGGGTTTTTCTTTCATAGTTCCTCCTTAAAAATTAGTTTGATCTCTTGCAACTTCTTCAAGTGCAAACCAGGCAAGCGCATTGAGCACAACGGTTTCAGTCCCGTCTACCTGAGACTCCGGGCTTGTGCGCTCATAGATGATCGAGGCAATTTCAAGCGGATCAAGTTTGTCCTCTCCGATACCAGGTTTTAAACATCCAAAGCTTGATATCATTTCAAGCGGAGTTTCTCCGAGGTCATCGGCAAGCTCCTTGACCTGGTCCATGATCAAGTGCATGTTTTCCCGGGCAAACTTGTTTGTTTCTGAATAATAAATAAAGCCTCCGAAGCCTCCGTCCGCTCCGTTGTTTGTGATATCTTCAAGCGTGGATTTGAGCTCTTCATCTTCAAGTTCTTCAAATCCGAGTTGTTCAATGACTGCGTTAGTTAAAAGTTCCATAGCGTGTCCTTTCAATTGATTAATGGATCCAGCCTTGCCGAGCCGGCCTAGTCTGTTTGACCAGGTGCGCTGGCACTCGCGAAAATGCCAGCTGATCTAGTCAAGCGGTTTCGAATCTGATTAATTCGGATCTGTCTTCCCAATCTTCTCCGGTGAGCTCTTGATGTTTTGAGCCCTGGTAGGCTCGAGCCTCTAGCCCTGCATGCATGGCGAGTGCGTTGTAGTGGCTCGCGAGCTCTTCAATGAGTTCGTTTTGGTTGTCGTACCTTCCTGCATAATCTCTTTTAGGGTTGGGGCTCATGGTTGGGATATATCCATGCATGAGATACCGGCCCAATAGTTCCGCGATCCCGAAGGTAAAATGATAATCCAGGGCGCGGACTAAATAGTCTCCGCGATCAAGTAAGCGGTTCAATTCGTTTGCCTGGTCTGGATCCGTGTTTGCTTCTAGTTTCATGATGAAGCCCTGGGCGAGCTCGCTCGGAGTGTTTGGGAGGCTGTCGCTTGTTGGTGCTTTACCTATTCGATGTTTTGTAATGATTGAATACATAGTGTGTCCTTTGTGATGATTGATTATTCGAATAAACTTAATTGCTTATTCTTATCGTGAACAAACGTGGCCTTGCCGGGCTCACGTTCGAAGGTCATGACCGGAACATCATCCAGGAAGGATGGTTGCTCGATTGTTGAAGGGAAGATGGTATCCGGATCCGCAATTGGCTCCGGGGCTGGTTGTGGTTGTGGTTCTGGCTGTGGTTGTGGTTGTGGATTGATTCGCATTGCGTCCTTGAATTTATGATCGATTGCCGTCGATCTGTTAAACAGTCAGCTGTTAAAGTATGTTATTATCATACAGCCAAAAATTGACTTTTCAAGATAAATCTTTACTTAGTCAATATTTAATTGTTTTAATCCATAAAACGAGCTGGCCGTAGGGCTCCAGCCGACTCGGTCAAGGGACTTGCAGTCCCTAAAAGCCCTTGTAATGATAGGATTCAAGCAATTAATGGTGGTATCATATGGTTTTAACCCTTGCGGAACCGGATCTGATCGAGTATTCGTCCAGTAAAATGGTCATTCAATGAATCGCTAGGGACCAAAAATGGACCCCGGGTCAACAAAATTGGCCTCGCGCGAACCGTAGGTGGTCTCACCCCTCTTCACGGGGAGAAAAAACGCTCAATGCCAAAAACAACCACCCCATCTCCACCGAAGAAACTGCGCGTTCCCAAGATCCAGAACAATCCGATCGAGCACCGCAATGCCACTGGCTACATACGCCCGGTAGAGACTCAGGAGTTCATCCAGAAAGCAGCCCTACTCACTCCGAAGGAGCGCGACCAGCTGTTGACACCCTCGGAGAAGGTCAAGGCCCACCACCTCAAGACCCAGATCGAAGAGCAGGTACGCTCCAACCTCGGCAAGACTTCCGGGCTCGCCCTGGATAATCTGATCAAGCTTGCCTTCCATGCAGATTCAGAACATGTGAGAGCACGCTGCACGATTGATCTATTGGACAGAGCGGGTTTCAAACCAATCGAGAAAGTACAGCACATCAAAGCACCAAGGACACCAGAGGAAGTAGAAGCAGAGCTCGCAGCAATTGTCGGGAAGGATCAGGCAGAAGTGTTACTCGGTAAACGGAAGCTAGTGAATTAGCAGTGAATTAGCGATGACTTGGGTAGACAACAAAGAGTTTAAATTCAACAGAGATAATCAAGAAGGAGGTGATATGCCTAGCTGGAAGAGACCATCAGGGAAAAAGATCAAGCTCACGAATCCGGAGCTCAAGAAGACAGTCGAAGTCGTCGAGAACTCAGATGAGCATCGGATGCTCACCGGGCATGGTTACCTCGTCAAGAAAGCAGGTCGTCCGAAGAAGGAGGATTGAATGCCGGGAACTGATTCTCAGATATGATTACCCTCTTGTGTGTGTGTGAATGGAAGCCTTATTAGAAAATGATCAAGTCCGTGACCAGGTCGTCGATCTGCTAACAGAGCATGTCGAGATCCTGGAGACGAATCAGTTACAGGCGTATTCGCCTTATGACTATCAGCGTAAATTCCATGCCGGGAAAGATGAGGAGGGAAACACTGCGAGACAGCGGATGCTCATGGCAGGAAACAAGACGGGCAAGACCTATTGTGGAGCGATGGAACTGAGTTATCATCTCACCGGCCTTTATCCTGAGTGGTGGGAGGGCTTGAAGTTCGAGAAACCGATCAAGGCATGGGCAGCAGGAAACACATCGAACAACACGCGAGACATCGTGCAGAGTGAACTGATCGGAGAACCAGGAGACCCGGAGGAGTTCGGAAAAGGATCAATCCCGAAGCATCTGATTGTTTCAACAGAGAGGCAGCCTGGAGTCCCGAATGCAGTCGCCCAGGTCGTTGTCAAACACATCTCCGGAAGGAACTCGAAGCTCCAGTTGAAGTCTTATGAACAAGGGAAGACAGCCTGGATGGGAACAGCGATTCAATGCTGCTGGTTAGACGAGGAGCCTCCACAGGACATCTACTCTCAGGCTCTCAGAGCATCTTTGAAAACAGGAGGATTGGTTTATATGACCTTCACACCAGAGAATGGCCTGACTGATGTTTGTGCAAGTTTCATGAATCAGTTGAAACCAAACCAGGCTCTCTATCGGGCGACCTGGGATGATGCACCACATTTGTCGAAGGAGATCAAGGATGAGATTCTGGCAGCACTTCCTCCGCATGAAAGAGAAATGCGCTCAAAAGGTATCCCTGTCCTGGGATCTGGTCTGGTATTCCCGGTTCCAGAAGATCAGATCGCGGTTCCTCCGTTTTCCATCCCTCAACACTGGGGGAGGATCTGTGCGATCGATTTCGGCTACGATCATCCGACTGCAGTCATCTGGCTCGCGCATGATCGCGATTCTGATGCGGTTTTTCTTTACGACTGTTACCGGGTTGCTGGCAACACTCCGGTCATTCATGCACAGGCAATCAAGGATCGTGGCTCCTGGATCCCGTGTGCGTGGCCTCATGACGGGCATGTTCACGACAAAGGTTCAGGAACACCATTGGCAGCCCAATACAGGAGACTTGGTGTTGAGATGCTCGGAGAGCATTTCCAGAATCCGGATGGTGGCATCAACGTGGAGCCAGGCATTATGGAGTTATTGCAAAGGATGGAGTCAGGCCGATTCAAAGTCTTCGGACACCTCAATGACTGGTTCGAAGAGATGAGGATCTATCATCGTCAGGACGGCAAGATCATCAAGAAGCATGACGACCTCATGGCAGCAACCCGTTATGGAGTGCAGTCTCTCAGGTATTCCAGGACACTCTCATTCGAACCACGCCCTCGCTATGCAGAAGGATCCTTGAACTGGAAACCCTTCGCAGCAGAACTTGAGATGGAAGGATTACCAGCATGAGCGTACTCACAAGAATCAACCGAATGAAATCAAAATATGCAACGAATATCGGATTGATCCAATCCGCGCAGGATGTTTACAAGGATTTAGGTATAAAGCGGAAAACAGCATACGGGAATCTTGTAAAGGGGCAAGCACGTCATAAGGGAGTAATCAAAACCTATGAAGGATTCCAGACAGAATACAAGGATCTTCAAACAGAATACGGAGGAAAGGTAACAGCATTCAAAAGCACTTATGGAGAAGATGCGTTGACTGACAGTGGAGAGTCCTTTTACAACAAACAGTTCGAAGCATTCAAAAAAACCTCTGGAGCCAGGGATTATTTTGGCTGGCGAAACTACATTGCCAGCGGTGGTGGTCGACATATAAAAGCTATTTATGATCGAGCAGCCCAGGGTCGTGCAGATTGGAAGCGACTGATATATGACCCAATGGAAGCTTACCAATCAGGCTATGAGGCTCTTGCTTCCTACACACCAAAATTCGGAGAAGCATCAGCAAAAGTCAAAGGAGGCTACGAAGCTGTTGAAGCTTCCTATGAGCAGGTTGAATCCCTGGCCGGTCGAGTCTCCAGTTATGACGAAAGGATCGCGACATCAATGAAAAGAATTAAATCCTATGGTGCATCACAGGAACAGATCATGGGAAGCATCGAACAGGCAGAAGGCTGGTTAGGAT